TAGTCTCCATTTCATCAAGCTTATCTACCATACTCTCGATAACATCATATTTATCTTCAGGGATTGATACATAATGATCTTCAAAAAGACTCTTCATTCCAGCAAGGAATGATTCAGTCATTTCGGTCTTAAGACCGTGCTCAACTGCGAGTGCATTTTCAGAAATCCACTCGTCAGCAACATACTCAAGGTATGCATCGACACGCTCTACAAGTTCCGACTTAATAGCAGCAACTTCTTCAATGAGTTGCTCTTCATATTGAACTTGAATTTGCTCTTTGATTTCGCCAATTTTTGATTTAATTGCTGCTTCAAAGATTGTTCTTGCTTTTTCTTGGAACTCTTCGGAGAGTTCTTCACCAGCAAGAAGAGCATTGACATCTTCTTCGATGTCAAACTCTTCTTTCATTTCTTCTTCGTCCTCATCCTCATCCTCTTCTTCTTTTTCCTTCTTTTCTTTCTTTTCTTTTTCGTCGGCAGCTTCTGCAACTACTTCATCACCCTCTTCCTCAACTTCTTCTACGTCGAGTTCTTCTTCATCAACAAGATCTTCCTCTTCCTCAACTTCTTCTTTGGCCATATGCTTCATTGGTTCCGCAGGTTTTGCACCTTTGTTAACCACATTTTTGACCGAAGCAAGAGTTGCTGATGGCTCTTTTAGTTTTGCAGAGTCATCGTCAGACTTATAGTTTTCTGGGGTAGGACCACCGAGATCTTCCCAACTTCCGGTTTGACCATCAGGAATACCTGTGGTTAACTTGTGCATTGGTTCTGCAGCGGCGGCTCCTTTGGTTACTACGTTTTCCATTTCTTGTAAATTTCTACCAACGGACATTTTTGTTTAGATTCTGTGATAATCTATATTTATTTATTAAATTATAGATTTGATAAGAAATCATTGAATAAATTTAATTTATGCTCTTCAAGTTGTTTTTGATCAATTAAAGTATTAATCGTGCGTTTTGCTGATTCTGCAAGTTTTTCACGAAGAATTCCTCCTTCCCAAACCCACTCTTTACCTTCCATAATTCCCTGAACAAAAGCGTCAGGAGCAGAAGGATCGGCAACAATATCAGCAGCAGTTGCTAACATGAAATCTTCACCAACTACTTTATAACCGTTACGATCTTCTCTTAATGAACCAACACCACGAGAGGAAACACCGAGACAAACTCCTTCATCAATCAGAGATCTTGCAATTTTCCCCATTGGAGTTTCAAGAAGTTGTGCTTTACCTCTGATATTTGTTCCTTCTTGAGTAAGAGAAACAATCTTATGAGAAACACGATCAAGATTTACAGTTGGACCATCTGGATGACCAAGCTCTCCAAGAGCACGACCTTTTGAAACAAAATTTTCATTGTATCTATTTACTTCTCTTACAAGAGTTTCCATAGGATACATTCTTCCATTACGATTGCAGATATCCCCTTGGAGAAAAACACCCTCAATGTACATCTTTTTAGATGCACCTTTTCCTTCTGTAATAAACTTAACGTCTGATACTTCTTCTGTGATGAGTTTCATTTTAGTTAGTAAACGCTACTTTATTTGCTTTGATTGCCGAAGATGACCAGATAACATCGGTTGGCATTTTTGATAAAAATTCAACAGACCCTGCAGGCATGGCAAAGAAACTGGTTGATGCTGCACCAACTAATGTGCTTACACCAACAGTAACTATTCCTACAGTATTATTGTATAATCGAACACAAGTCGCTGCACTGATACTAGTTGCCGCTCCAGCAGTAGTTGCAGTATCTGTTTGAGTTTCGACAAGTTTTGTGATAGGCATTATTCTTCTTCCGTTGTGTCAGAATCAGTTTCACCATCAAACATAGAAGATGCAACTTGTGGACGAAGATTTTCAATTCTTTCGGAAGCTTTACTGAATAAAACTTCTTTAATTTTTGTAGTAATGTCAGATGCAGATGAGTCTGTTGCAATCAAATCGACAATATCTTCCATAAAAATTCATATAAGACTATACTTTATTTATATCTCTGCTTTTTTGGTGTCTTTTTGCACCTGGGCATCAGTTACCATTGAATCGGAATCAATATTTGGTTCTTCGGGAACATTTCCAAGAGGTCCAACATCACCACCCTGTGATAATGGTTCACCTGTTATTGGATCAATTGAACTTGGATCTGGAATAATTCCATCTTTAATTTCTTTTTCAATTTGCTTGTCAATCTCAATTATTTCAGAGTCAGTTTGTTTTAATACTTTACGGCGAACATAATCGACAGAAAAATATTTACCAACATATGGTTCCATTGTCGCTAACAGTCCCAATCTGTCATTCATCAGTTCAGATTCTTTAAGTTCAGCAAACTGATTATCATACATAAAATCATATTGAATATGATCTGCCATGTATTCCCAATCTTCTGGAGTAATAATATTTTTAAGAATCAATTGGGTTTTTAACATATCATTAAAAAGTTGAGAAAATCTTTTTCTCAATCTTCCCACAAATTTTGTGAATTTTAATTCATCTCTTAAAATTTCGGATGATCTTCCAAGATTAAAACCGCCATCATTTGCAATTCTTGATTCGGGAACCCCAAGTGCTCTGTAAAGTTTCTTTTGGAAATATTCGATGTCGGCAAGTTCTCCAAGATTTTGACCACCAGGTAAGGTAGTAATTTCGGTTCCTCTACCACCTTCTCTTCTAGGAAGCCAGAAATCTTCAAGCATACTCATAAATTTACGATCATCACGAACTTCACCAGTATTAGCGTCATATACTAATTTGTTGCGATAACGCATCATTACATCACGAAGATATTGCTCCGCTTTTACCTTTGGAAGATTACCAACGTCAATATAAAAAATTCTTCTTTCTGGTGCTCTCGATAATCTATAGATAACCAGAGAGTCTTCAATCATACGAAGTTGATTGAGAGCTTTAATTGCTTTATGTAAATATGAAAGAACGGATCCCTTATTTCTATCTACTAATCCGGAGTTTACATATGCAATTGTGTCTTTTGCAATTTTAACTCCCTTTGGCCCGCCAGCACCAGACACCATTCCTAGTGGATAATTTGGTTTTGGTGTATAGATAAAATATTCTTCTATTTCTGGATAGAACGTTTTACTATTTTCATCCATTTTACCAATATCGAAAGTTTGACCTTTAGGAACTTTCTTTTCTTGGCGAATGTATTTCATTTTCATGGGATCAATGTATCTTAATTCTTTGATCCCTTCTTGAGGTTTTTTTAAATCTATTACTTTATGATAATAAAGTCTACCATCGACATACCAATTTCTAAAAATTTCGTGGCACTTTCTGTCGAAATCTAAAAGTTCTTTAATATATCTAAATTCTTCTCTAATAATATTTTTTATTTTATCACTAGCATTTAAATTTGATAATTCAATTTCAACAGGAGAATCATATAGATCACTCACAATAGCTTCATTAACAACATCTTCAATGGCATTATCACATTCTGGATGCAAAGCCATTTCACGATATCTTTTGATAAGATCGTGTTCAGTTCTATAAACACCTTCAATATCTACATATGATCCGTAAAATCCACTAGCAATAAAATTATCAACCCCGTCCTCGTTATTAGGCGGGACGGGGGAAACTATTGACTTGGATTTTTCTTCAGATGAATCAATAGAAAATCCAAAAAGTTTTGCCATTTTATAAGTATTAATTGAACTATTATAATCTATTTATTAACCAATTACAACATCAGATGTAGCACCACCAGTAGAAGTTCCTGCAGTCCAGTATTGAACTTGGAATTCTACAGTATACTCTTCTAGAGTATCTGTGGTATCATATGAAAGATCAATTTGAGAAATGTTAGTTGGAAAAATATCATAAAAACGATATGTTCTCAATGCTTGAATGGAAGTTCCATTAGCGTTAGAGCTAGATGAAGTGGATTCAACTGTTCCAGCACCACGACCAAGTTGATAAACATAGGCATCTGCCATGTACGATGCTGGGTTTGAAGCACCAGTAGCATTATCTAATTTGCTGATACCATTCATCCACTTTTCAAAAGCTGTTCTAATTTTAAAGTTTTCGTCGTTAATAACAGTTACTGTCCATGTATCAAAGGTTCTTTCACCAGCAACTTTTAAAATACGACCCCTAAAAGGAACATCTACAGGAGCAACATTGGACGCTGGGAGAGCTGCTGCCTTACATAAAAACTTAAATGCATCAGCCTCTCCACCAGCAGTTGTTGCCCAAACGCTAGTTCCAGCTGCGGTAGGAAAAGATGGAATCGAAACTTCAAATAGATTGGGTCTTGCACCGCCACCAGCGAGAGCGGATTTAAATGCCGTAATTGTACGTAAAGTTGTCATTGACTTTTACCTCTTTTTAAATTAAACGTTACCAATTACTTCTTCAAATGACACACCAGTTCTGGTGGCCACAAACGTCAATCCAATGAAGTTAATTGATCTATTTGGTTTAATGTAAATATCAGCAACAAACTCATTAGCATCAATGACTGCTGCTGTATTATTAGTTTCATCACAAATGATTCTATAATCTATAATTCCTCTCTTCGCCTGAACATCACGTAAGAAAGGTTCAACCGTATTTACAAATCCACTTCTTGTTAGTGAATCGTTGAATTCAAACATCACATCCTTGGCAGCTGCTTGAACTGCATCTTCAAGATAGATGAAGAGACGACGAACATTAATTCTATCAAACGCAGATGATCTCGATAATCCAGTTTTATCACCGAATAGAATAATACCCGATCCAGGTGAGAAGATCACAGGATTGATTCTCTCGGAATATAGACGATCTCTTTGGGATTTTGATGGATTATATGCAAGTTTTACTGCATTGAGAATTGCACCTCTTGCAGTTCCTGCAGGAGAGAACCATGGGAAATTAACAGTGTCATTTCTAGCACATAAACCAGCAATATCTCCATTTAGTGGAACATATCTAAATGTATCAGAGAATCTATCATACATGTACTTGTATCCACTATCAAAGATGGCATAAGATGAAGATGGAATTGATGCATAATAACTTAAAACATTATCTGTAATAGTTGCTGCATCTTTTAATGTATATGAATCCGTTCCAGATTCGGTTAAGAGTGCTCCTCTGTATGGTGAAATAAATGCAATTGCATCTTTTCTTACTTCAGCAACACTGATTAATTTGGATGCTAATGCTTGTGCGGTTTCTTTTGCATATCCTGCAGAACCCATGAGTAAAAAGTCTACATCATACTGTTCTGTGTTTTCAAAGAGTGCATAACCAGAAGACAGATCTGAAAGTGTAGAAGTTAAAGAACCAGAAGTGGTTAATCCCGTAAATCCACCATAATTTACGCCACCACCAAGAGTGTATGTGGCAGATCCAGAACCTGCAAACTTAATTCCAGAAGATTCTTGATCCCAACCAGTATCAGTATCAGTTGTAAATGCCGAACTAAATGCAGTCGTAGTGATTCCAGATGGAGCTCCTCCAGCAAAAACATATGCAGAATTTTCTGCAAGATACTTTCTCCAATATGCTGGAGCTCCAACTGAAAATTCTGCGTCTGTTGCCTTTGAAAGACCTAGATGCTTTTCTAAAATTGTTCCAGCATTTCCAGTTATCGAACCATTATCATCAACAACTACAACATGAACCTCATCAAATCTTCCATTTCTTGCTGCAGTGTATGCAGTTGTGCTTGGACGATTTGAAAGATTATTCCAATTTAATGATGAGTTTGTTAAAGAAATAGTTTGTTGATCAAACCAATCTTGTCTTGTAGTGTATGAAGTGGTTGCAAAAGATGAGGTTTGTCCAGCGGTGTGTATCGCAACATTTCCCGCAGCAGAAAATGCATAAACACCTAATGGTTGATAGTCAACTGTAGTTTCAGTTCCTGCTGCAGAAACGTGTGATAAAACTTTAACAGAAATATAGTTTGAACCAACTTCTGAAACTATTCCTTTTAAGTGGCCATTAAGGACGCTGGTTGATCCTGACCCAGGAAGAACCGATGAAATTGCTTGAGTCACTCCCATTCCAACAGAAATGGATGACGTTGTAATTCCACTTAAAATTTGATCTGCTTTTGCATCAATAATTGCAACTTTGACTCCATTTGCCCAAGAACCTGGATTTCTTGCTGCAAAGGTTACTCCAGAAATAGTGTTTTCATCATATCCAAGATTTACATAGTCCTCATAACTCTTGATTTTAATACTAGATGCAGATCCTACAAATGCATTTTTTAAACTAGTATTGTCACTTCTTACAACTCTTAATGATCCGCCATATGCAAGGTATGATGATGCAGCCAACCAATTTTCATAGTGCTTATCGATTGGATATGGGTTGCCAAAAGATTCTAAAAGTTCTTTCTCATTATTAACTAAAATTGGTTCCTCAACGGGACCTTTAGCAAAAGGTGATACAATCGCACCAATTTTGTCTGAAGTGGGATCTACTCTACCTGATGTTAAATCAACCTCTCTTACTACAATTCCAGGAGATGCTAAATTTAGTGGCATCTTAATTCTCCTACAAGTCCAGAATTATTCTAGAAATATTTATTAAAACGAGTATTTTGATTGGGGAAACAATGCATGAACAATTTACCAGTCAGGATATCCCCACTCAAACAGATCTTCTTTCTTATTTCTACTTTTAGTAACTCTTTTAATTGTGCATTGTTTACACTCATATGAATATGATGAAGAAAATCCTTTTCTTCCTTTTCTGGTTAGATAAAAATCATCTATAAGATCTTTTGTCTTTCCACAACATCTACATTTTCTTTCTTTAAAAAGTAAATGCTCTAAATTTATTTGATCATCAATATCCATTAAATGTAATCCCACATATAAGATCTATCACCATATTCATCAGTGTACCATCTATCTCCAGACTCATCTACAAATGAACTAATATCACTAATTCCATCGGCAATAAAACCAAATGGTGCCATATCTTGCTCTATTTGATTCTTTTGCTCTTCATAAATTCTTTTACGAACATCATTGTCCGTCATCTCTTTGAAATATGGTTGTGCAACTAACCAAGAGAAAATGACAAGACACATTGCAAGGTCATCATTACACCCTTCTTCTGCCTCAAATGAATTATGTCTTTGTGCGAATGTTGTAAGTTCAGATATGATATCATAATCGACTGTAAGTAACTTATCATCTTCCAATAAGGTCTTCAAGTTGGAACAACCAAGTTTTTTAACTGCGGCAGTCATTCTAACACCAAGTTGAGATTTCTTACCACTAAAACCAGATCCAACTAATTGGCCAGCACGACCTCTCATCGCACACATAAGAACATTATCATATTCAAGATCGAAATGTAGAATATTTGCCACCTGATCTCCAATATCATTAACTTCAACTAATAACCAAGCATTATTATATCCTTTTGCAACTTCATTGATGACGCTTGGAAATATCATAGGTTTAATTTCATTATTTCTATACTTTGCAACTACTTTGTATGGAAACTCTGTAATATCAAAAACAATAAATGCAGAATAATCATTGCCCAAACCACGAGCAACGTCAACAGTCATCAAGTAATTGTGTTCTTCTTTTGGATTTTCATAAACATCTAATCCAGCATTTCTTCTTATGGGATCTTCATAAACAAGATTTCGAAGTTTTGCTGGATTAATCAGGGTATTGACAGAACCTAAAAATTCACATTCAAACTCAACTTTAAACTGTTGTTCTGAAGTGTTAGCAATCGTCTGCTCCTTCCAGGCAGCGTCTCTACCAGGTACTTCCGACCAATGAACATCTGTAGGCACATATTCATTCTTTCCTCTCTCCGCATCGTGCCACATACGGTAGAAATGATTCATACCGCGTGGCGTGGATACGATGATTACCTTCGTGCTCTGTCCAGAAGAAATAGTAGGATAAACAGAGGCAAAGAAGTCATCAGCAATGTGATTCGGGATGAAAGCGAACTCGTCA